CAGGAACTTAAAACATGCTGGCAATGGCGGACGCGGATTTGTATTTGTGCCTGGGGTTCATGGCGTTCTTTATCGCGCTCGGAATTCACCAGAGCTGGCAGGAAGCCAAGGAGCGGCGGACGTGGGTTTACGAGCGGTGTTACCGTTGCGATGCACCGATTCGGATCGGGGATTGGTTCATTCGGGAAACGGTTGGGGAAATGACTGGCAAAGTCCGTTGTATGGATTGCCAAGAAGCGAGGGATGATCGATTTGAGAAGAAACGGGACGAGGATCCCGAAAGAGAGGACACGTGAAAACGCGACGGTATGGACGCCGTGACGGGGAAGGCCTACAGATTGGGGACGTGCAAATTCGAGTCAAAGGGAAGTCAGGCCGGGGGCGTGGGCGTCAGTTCACGATTGTCGTCACAACTCCCGACGGAGTTATCGTGATCCCCCTTGACAGGCCTACGGTTGAGGCTGAAGATAGATTGTGTAAGTCGGGCCAGTAGCCGCCATATAAGGCATCAGAGATGACGCCCGGCGGCATTGGTTCACAAAGGGAAAGACTCTCTTTGTGAATCAATGCCGTCGGGTGTTTTGCTTTGTACGAAAGGGCGAGCTATGGACAACGCTGATCAATCACAATCTCAACTGAAAACGCCCGCGTCTTTGATTGCCGAGGCTGTCAGTTATTTCAAGGCCCAGCGCCCCGAAACGGTTCTCTTGTTTTGCGTGTTGGCGGCCGTCGTTTACGGGCTGTACCTGGGCGGTTCCGCCCTGTTCCACGAAATCCCGCGGCAGATTTCGAGCGTCACGGAATCACACGAACGGGCCGTCGACAAAATCAACGCGTCCCACGAACGACGGAGCGAGGAAGATCACGCCGTCATCAACAAGCTGTTAGAGCGTCACGGCATTGCCGGAGCTCGGGAGACTCGCAACCTGGCAGCCAGTCCGAAATAGCCCCTTGCCCGCGTGAGAGCCGGGCCGGGGGTGGTTTCCTGTTTCCACCTTGCGGGCTAACCGGCCTGTTCTCTCACGCGGCCAGCGGGTTTGTTTTTACGTCCGCGTTCTCAGTCTTGGTTTCGTGTCACTGTGTCAGCGGGGCCAATCATGTCGCGTGTGCCTGTCCTGTCTCTGGTGTGTTCGCTCTTTCTGTTCAGCCCGGGGGCCGAAGCCGTCCGGGCTGATTACGCTTCGTCTGTCGCGATGACTCGAGCCCAATTCAGTGGCCAATGCCGCTGGGATCCGGTCACGCATCAGCAGACTTGCGAAAAGATTGTCGACTGGGGTTCGGCCGTTTGCGTCGGTGATTTGCCTGACGGACAGGTTGTCTACGCGACCTGCTGGCACAACGTGGAACACGTTTACGCTGGATGGGGACGTGACAAGAATTTCGGTTTCCATCTGATCGTAAATGGAAAGCAATATCCCGCGTCAATCCTAACGGGCAATCCGCCCCGAGATTACGCGTTAGTGACGATCAAGGGGCCGGGAACCCCGGTTGATATCGAGCTGGAAACGCCGCTGAATCAGGAAGTGGAAACGGCCGGGTTCCCCGGTGGTACGCAACTGGTGACCGCGCGACAACGGATTGAGGGTGTTTCAAATCTCGGGGATTACCTGGGGGATCGGCAAGTCGGTCACGGGCATTCGGGCGGCGGCGTGTTCTTTCGCGGACGACTGGCGGGGATTGTCTGGGGGTCAGGCCCGGGACGATCGACGATTGTCCCCGCGTCACAAATCGTCAACGCGTGCCGACGGTTCAAGGTCCGTTGCAAGATTCGCGGCCGGCTGGCGTTTGATCCGTCGCAACAACAGGGACAGCAACAAATCAACGTTCCCCCGCCTCCAGCAATTCCGGTGGATCCCCCGGAACTGTTACCCCCGCCCCCTTCCACTGTGGCTGGTCCGGCTGGACCTCCCGGAAGTCCCGGCAGCCCTGGGAGTCCCGGACAGGCCGGAGCGAAAGGGGAACGGGGGGAACGAGGGCCCATCGGGGCCGCTGGCCCGCAAGGGGAACGAGGCCCCCAGGGGGAAAAGGGTGAAACCGGAAGCCGAGGCCCAGCGGGTCCGGCAGGTCCCCCGGGCCCGCCTGGATTGGTCACCGTGCAGGTTGTCGACAAAGACGGCAACCTGCTGAAGTCGTTCACGAACGTCAAATCTGGCAGCGTTGTCAGGGTGAACGTGAACAAGTTTTTGCAGGAGGAGAAAGAGTAATGGCCACTGAGTTGGACCTGGGCCGGATTATCGAAGCGAATATCGCTTCGGACATGCAAGAATCAGCCCGTTCGAATGGGCGTTACCTGGCTTGGTTGGACCGCGTTTACACGGCTGATACCGTTGCTGCCCAACAGCAAAGCCCGGAAACCTTGGGAGCCCTGAATTCGTTTAGTCATGTCCCCATGGCACAACCGTTCGGCAATCCAAACAACCCCTGGTACGCCCCGCCTAAGCCGGCATAGTGCCTGTCCGGTAACGTGTTTCGTAGTCGTTCTGTCCCGCAACGTTTTTAACAGGAGAGCATCCCGCAAATGCCCCCCGGAATTGATCCCGTCACGATTGTCGCTGGTGTGTTACGAGGCCGATTGCCAACGCTTCCCATGCGGGACTGTATGGGGATCGGATTTGAAATTGTCGCCGCGCTGCAAGAGGCAAACACGGTGGCAAATTTTCAAACGGCGTCCCCTCTGGTGGCAGTTCCCCCGGTGACAATGGGGAACTGACCGTGAACATGGATGACGACATTCGATTGCGTCAAAACGTGCGAACGGCGTCGTTAGCGGAATACGAGCGAATGAAACTCATGGTGACAGCCAAACAATTAGGGCTGAATCCTGATCATTTCAGAAACCCGTATCCCGGCAACAAACTCGCCATTCACAACCACTACGCGCCGGAACCCGCCCCGGTCCCTGTCCGTAAAGGCCTGTCCAAACTGGCGGGACTGGGAATCGCACTGGCGGGGGCGGCGTTCCCGCTAGCAGGGATTGCGGGATACCTGCTAGCGGGCGCCAAACCCGCTGTGTCTATTCTTCAACCCGTCGAAAAGACGGTTGAAAAAATCGTGAAACAACCTGGGAAAAGCTACGGCGTCGATGTCGATGTCGAGTTAATCCCGCCCCCCGAAGGAGAGTGATAGATGCGTTTTAACGGTTTGATCTTTGGAGCCCAGTTCCTGGGAATTCTCGTTGTTGCCGGGTGTATGGCGGCGCTCATTGCAAGTGAAGTGGAAGGAAAGCCCGTCCCGTCGATTCAGTGGGACAGTCAGAAGCCGCTACCGACGGACAAAATTCAGTTGCTGGGTGACACGCCCGATATTTGCGTCAGTCGCTCAGAACGGTCCTGTGACTGTCCGGAATGTGATTGTCTGGACTGTGCGTCAAAACGGCCTGTCCTGTCTTTTGATGACGTCGACCGCCCCAGCCCTCCGCTACCCCAAACAAACGGGGCTGATTTCGGCCGGCGTGAAATCAACGTGATTATCGAAGTCGTTCCGGATCGGCCCGAGTTCGATATCAAATCTGATCTCAATGACGGTGGCGTTGTGAGTCGCTGCCGATTCAAGTTTCGGGAGAAAGAAGTTCACCGCGTGTTGCGGTTGAACTGCTGAAATCTCGGTGTGAAATCTGCCTGGAAGACGTTCGCGAAGCGGTTTGATTCGGATTCGATCAGATAACACCACTGAGGCCCCTCAGTGGTGTCGGTCTATCCGCAGTGAGCTGAAAAGCAATCAACGGGGCAAGAAACAAAAGGACAGGCAACATGCCGAACATGCCGCAACAGTTCCGGCTGAATGAAGCGTCGACTTCCGAAGGTCGACGCAAGAACAGTCATCAGCGAGGCTATACGCGTTTACACGCGAAAAACCGTAGAGCCTACCTGACGGAAAACCCGCTGTGTGCGTTGTGTGCGAAAGAGGGATATTCGGTCCCCGCGACGGTATTGGATCACATCATACCATTTCGGGGAAATGTTGAATTGCGGGACAATCCCGAGAACTGGCAGGGACTTTGTAAGACGTGCCACGACTTGAAGACAGCCCGGGGATTGTAAGTGTCTGTGGCGGTGCGAGGTGAGTTATGACAGCGGGAAGGCCCCCGACAAGTACAGCCGAAAAAATTAAGAACGGGACATTCCGGGCGGACCGGATTAATTTCAACGAACCGCAACCGAGTGACTTTGATCCAGCCAACCCGTTCAGTGAGGAAACGGACCTGGAAGCCTGGAAAATGTGGGAGTATCTCGTTCCGGAACTGACGGAACGGTATGGCGTCGGCAAGGGGGAGCGGGGTTTAGTTCAAGCCTATTGCACGTTTTACCAGCGGGCGTTACGGGCGGACGACGAACTGGATACCAGCACACTCACCGTGACGGACGAAAACGGAACGGTCAAGGTGAACCCCGTGGTCAAAATTTCGGAATCGAGCTGGGACCGAGTTGTTTCGCTCGGTTCAAAATTGGGCTTGGATCCGATCAGCCGTCGGCGGGTCCGGGCGCCGCGTTCGGGGCCGCTGGGTGTGATGGGTGGCCCGCAAATCCTCAGTCTTGCCGATCGGGCTCGAGACCGCAGCCTGGGGCCGGATGACGCGATTGAGAAGCCAAAGACCGGTGATCCGTTGCTAGACAGTCTGAGTGACTAACGATGCTGCAAATCGACGATGTCACGCGGAAATGGATTCTCAACAAGTCTGACGAACTGGCCGTCGAACGGGCTGGGTGTCGGTTCGACGTCAAGCGGGCGAAGCATGTCCTGGACTTTTTCCCGTCGTGTCTCGAGTTGTTCGAAGGGGGCCGGAAAACGTTCGTGCCGATTCCCGCAGCCCAGAAAATGCTGGCCCGGGTGTTTGGTTGGGTTCGACAGGATCCGGTGAGCGGGAAGTGGAAACGCCGGTTCAAAAGTGCGTATTGGTGGGTCCCCAAAAAGAATGCTAAGACCCCCATCGCGGCCGGCGTGGGACTGTACCTGTTGACTCAGGACGGCGAGCCCGGACAGAAAGTGTATACGGCCGCAAAGGACGGCAAACAAGCCAAAATCGTTCACCGCCATGCGATGAAAATGGGGGAGCGGTCCCCCGTCCTGCGGCCGTATCTCAAGTTTAACAAGACCGAAAACATCATCGAATACCCGGATGAAGATGGGTATTACTTCCTGATTGCGGGCGACAATCCGAACTCCCAGGAAGGGCTGAACGGAAGCTGTATTATCGACGAATTACACGTCGTGAACTGGGAACTGTATTCCGTTTTGGAGTATATGGGGGCCAGTCGACCCGAGCCGTTAATGTTCCACTGTTCGACGGCCGGTAAGGATCTGGAGGGAATCGGGAAAGCAAAATACGACTACGGGAAACAAGTGGCGGCCGGTGAAGTCTATGACCACACGGTATTTTTCGAGTCGTACGAACTCCCGGCCGGCATCAGTGACGAACAACTCAAAATCCCTCTGGATTGTTCGCCAGAGGAAGAGTTGAAACGCCTGCAACCGTGGATCCAAGCCAATCCCGGTTGGGGAATCACTCTGGATACCGAGGACTTTATCAGCAAGTTGAAAGCGGCCCAGCGCAGTCCCCAGGCGTTCGCCCGCTTCAAAATGTACCGTGGGAATCAGTGGCAGTCCGGTGATTCTCCTTTGATCAGCATGTCCGATTGGCGTGAGTGTCAATTGGTGTTCGACGTTGACCACATGACCGCATCGTAGCCTGAGAATCCCATGAATCGCCGCGAATTACTCAAAAGCCTGGCAGCGTTTGGCGCGTTAACGGGGCTTGTCGGAAACCACTCTACAGGACAGGCAGAGACGAATTGCAGGCCTGCAAACATGACTCCCGAAAAGACACGTTTGACCAGAACGCAATGGGATGAGGAGCTACGCGGGCGGGCATGTTACGGCGGGATGGATCTGGCGTTGATGTGGGATCTATCGGCGTTCGTCCAATGTTTTCCCTGGGGCAGGACAAAGGACAATCGGCGGTTAATGCAGTATCGCCTGAAATCCTATTTCCAGATTCCTGAGGAAGGGTTTGCGGTGTTGGTCGAAAAGGTTCCAGCCCTGAGAGACTGGCAGGCCCGGGGCTTTATCACGGTGACGGCCGGGAACAGTTTCGACGAAGAAACGTTTTGCGAGAAGATTCTGGAAACTCGTTCGGAGTTCGATTTGCGGGGCATCGCTTACGATCCAAAGTACGCTCATTCGCTTGCCCAGCGATTGCAGGACGGGAACGGAATTCTGGTTGAGAGTTTCAATCAATCCGGAATCACGTTCGCGCCGTGTATCGATCATTTCGAAAAGGCCGTCGCCAATCACGTGATGTATCACGACGGCAACCCGGTCCTGACGTGGTGTGCTCAGAATGTCACCATTTACGAGCGGCCGGGGAATCTGAAGTTGCTCAAGAAGCCCGCAAGGGGCAATCACAAGAAGATTGACGGCATCGTAGCGGCCGTGATGGCGTTGGGAATGAGTCTTTCCAAACCTGAAGTCACTTCGATTTACGAGGAAGAGGGGGCGTTGTTCGGATGAGTCCTGATGCGGTTCGAGGCCTGCAAGTGGCGGCGATGGGGTTGGGTTATCTGCTATTGATTGGCGGCGTGGCGGGATGCTGCGGGGTGGCTGTTTCTGCGGTTGTCGCTGGTACGATTTTGTTCGTGTTGAATCTGATCGCACTGTCCCGACAATCGGACAGTTAGACGGGGGCTACCGTGTTAAAGTGGCTGAATAGTGGCCTGGAACAATTGGGCCGCGTGGTGACCGGTATTCTCCTGTCCGGTTATGACGGCGGGCTGTTTGGGAGCGGGACCCGGACAACCAGCGGTGAGGACGTCACGCCCGATTCGGCCATGACGCTTTCCGCTGTTTTCCTGGCGGTTGATCTGTATGCCAGCTCTCATATCGTGATGCCGTGCGGTGTGTATGCGAAAATGGGGGGGCGGCGGGAGTATGTCGACACCAACCCAGCCCACAAGCTAATACACCTCAGACCAAACCCCGAAATGACTGCGGGCGTGTATTGGGGGCTGGTGGAAGCCCATCGCTTGTTGTGGGGAGTCAGTTTCAGCGAAATCGAATGGAACGGCCGGGGGGAGCCGAAATACATTTGGCCCCTTGAGCCCTGGCGGGTGACGGTACGACGTTCCAGCGTCACGAATCGGCTGGTCTACGACGTTTCCGACAATCGGGGCCAGCGGACTCTGGAGGATTCAGACGTTCTGATATTCCCCCACTACACCAAAGACGGGATCACGTTCAAATCCGCAATCACTTACGGAGCGGAATCGATCGGCGGGGCCCAGGCGGCGGAGCGAACGGGAAATAAGTGGCTCGGGAATGGAGGGATGCCGCAAGGTTTTGTGAAACATCCCCAGCGGATGGACAAGACGGCACGCGACAATTTCCGCAAGGAATGGCGGGACAGCCAACGAGCGGATGGGGTAAACGTTGGTATTCTGTGGGAGGGAATGGACTGGGTTCAAAACCAGATGGACCCGGAATCCCTCCAGTTATTGCAGACAAAACAGGCGAAAGTGATCGACGTGGCCCGCTGGTTCAAGGTCCAGCCCAATAAGCTGATGGAGCTGCTGAAATCGTCGTACAGTACGAACGAGCAAGCCGATTTGGAATGGGTGAAAGGTTCGATACTCCCCTGTATCGTGAAGAAAGAACAGGAGATTAATTCGAAGTTACTCCGTTTCCCGGATTACTACTGTAAGTTTTCCGTGGAAGGATTGTTGCGAGGCGATTCGGCAGCCCGTTTGGCGTGGTATAAGGGATTGCGTGAAATCGGCGTTTACAGCGTCAATGACGTCCTGGATTACGAGGACATGGACCGCATCGGCCCTGACGGTGACGTCCGCGTTGTCAACGCGGCGTATATCCCGTTGAACATGCTGGAAAGCTATTGGGAAGCCAAAGCGAAATCAGGCAACCCGGCGGACATGCCAACCGATCCGAACGCGGCCGGGAACAGTGGCGACAATCCCGGGGGCAATTCGAGCTCGAACAGTCCGGCCGACAATCCAACCGATCCCCAGGCGAACCCGAAGCCGAAAGCGGACAGGCAAAAACAGGGACCCCCGAAAGCGAAAAGGACGCTCACCGAGGAGCCTTTCTTTATCGCGGAGCTGGGCCGGATCCGACGGCGTGAAGACAAGGCATTGCTGAAAGCGGCAAAGTCCCCGGCTGTGTTTTTAACGTGGCTGGATGAGTTCGTGCCGAAACATGAGGCCTTGATGCGGGAAGTTCTGACCGTCCCCGCGATTGCGGCCGACGATCTCACCGAACGGCAAGCCAACCTGCAGGAGATGGAAACAATCGTTGCCAATCACTGCCAAACCTTGCGGGATGGCCTGTTGGCGGCGGCGGAAGTGCCGGCGGCGGACTTTGCCGCGTCGATTGAAACGTTTATCAAATCCCGTCCTGAACCCGTTTTGAATAGATCGTGAGGCCTACCATGGGAACCATGTCCGTTGAACCAGTCTGGGAACTGTGCCTGTCTACTGGAAAAGGATTGGTCGGAGTCGATCAAGAGAACAAGATTCTCCTCGGCTATATCGTTGCCGAGGCGGGACCGTTCAAAAGCAAGGGCCGGGGCGAATTTGACAGCCAGTCCCTGCGGATGATCGTTGAGCAAGGGAACGCGGCCAAAATGGGCTTAAAGTCCCGGTTCGGACATCCGGGGATGAGTTCGGACGCGCTGGGGACTCATTTGGGACGAGCCAAGAATTTCCGGATGGACGGCGACAAGATTGTCCGGGCCGATCTCCATTTGGCCCCCGCGAGTTTCACCAGCCCGAAAGGGAACCTCGGGCAACATGTTCTCGATATGGCGGCGGATGATCCACTAGCGATCGGGTCCAGTCTGGTGATTGAGCCCGATAAAAAGTATCGGTTGAACGAGGACGGGACACGCATGAGCGGGCCGGATCAGGAGCCGCTGCCCCCGCTGTGGTATCCGAAAAAGCTGTTCGCATCGGATATCGTCGACGAAGGGGACGCAACGAATTCTCTGTTGTCGGCCCAGTTCGACGTCAGTGATCCAACAACCGAGCATTGCCGCAAGGCCTGGGAGACGTTGAACAACGTGTTTTCGGGGCAGCCTCGAGAGGTGACGAAATCCCGTTTGCTGTCGTTCGTCGATCGATACCTGTCTCATCGGTACGGGGAAGAATCCCGCGTCACGACGGACGCGATTAAGGACAAGTTGTCTCGCGTGTTGGGAGCCGACGGGATTGATACTGTCTAGTTGACAAATCTTTCCAGTCTCGTAGGATATCCCCGTTAGAACAATCTGATGCCTGTCCGATCGAATCAGCCGTTGCTGAGACGTTTGGACAGGAACAGTGACGACTCGGCGCCAAAGCGGCCGCGAAATCACTTGTGCGTTTTCCGTTTCCTGGAACACGCCGGGTGTCTTTGCGGCCGTTTTTTCGTTTGTCGAATGCGGGCAGCCCCGGCAATTAGAAAGGGGCTGTATCCGAATGACGACGACAATCAATCTGGCGGGCATGTCGCGCCGCGAAATGCTGGCCACTCGGGCCGATCTGGTTACCAAGGCCCGGGCCATGGTCAAGGACGTGGAAGAGAAAAACGGGGGCAAGCTGAGTGCCAGTGACGAAGCTCAATGGGACCGCTACGACGCGGACATTGAAGCCCTGACCGAGCAACTCGAAAAGACGCCCCAGGCCGACCTGAAAGAGCGGTTGGCGAAGTGGGATAAGGACGTCGAGAAAGATCCGGGACGTCTGTCCCTGCCCTCTATTCCGGGGGGCGGTTCGGGTGAATCCAAAGGACAGGCGGAACTGAAGTTCAACGGCAAGGCGTTGGACCTGCCCCCGAACGAAATGGCGTTCCTCAACAGTCTGAATACCTCGGAATACGACGCGAAATTCAAGTCGTATCTACGTGGAAACACCAAGGCCGAATCACTTGGCATGAAAATCGGCGAGGACGCAAAAGGCGGTGTTTTAGCGTCCATGGGCTGGGTCCAGCAGATGATCAAGTTCGTTGACGACTTGGTTTTGATGCGGCAACTGGGGACTGTGATCCCAACCAATGGCGCCGTGTCGATGGGGGCGGTGTCGTGGGACACCGACCCCGGCGATGCGGACTGGACCCCGGAAGTCCCCGCGACGGACATTGCCGAGGACGACGGAGCCCGGTTAGGAACTCGGGAATTAGTGCCGCACGGGTTCAGCAAGCTGGTGAAGATCTCCAGGAAGTTGCGTCAGCATCATCCGCAAATTGTCGCGTTCCTCATCAGTCGACTGGGCTACAAAGCCGCTGTCACCGAGGAAAAAGCGTTCATCAACGGCGACGGACTGCAGAAGCCCCTGGGCGTGGCCGTGGCCCATGCGAACGGAATCACGTCGAGTCAGGATGTTGAGACGCTGAACAGTGTTTCGATCGTGTTTGACGACTTTATCAATGCCTTGTTTGATCTCAAGCAGCAGTATTGGGGCAGTGGAAGCTGGCTGATGAGTCGCCAGTGCCTCAAGACAGCCCGCAAGTTAAAGGACAGCCAGAATCAGTACCTGTGGCAACCCGCCGTTAAGGATGGAACTCCGTCCACAATTTTGGATCGGCCCTACAACCTAAGTGAGTTTTTCCCCGGCCAAACGGCCGCGTCATGGACGGCTGGTGTGTATGTTGCCATGTACGGCGACTGGAAACACTACTGGATTGTCGATTCCCTCCAGCAAACGATCGACATTCTTGAGGAGCTATTTGCCCTCAAGAAACAAATCGGTTTCCTGCTGACGAAAGAGACCGACGGCCAGCCCGTTCTGGCGGAAGCCTTCCGACGAATCAAGCTCAAGGCTTAGTTTTTCGCTGGCGTAGAACGCCTGTCCTGTTGCGGTCTGCGTGGCGTGTTCTGCGGTGTGACCGCCTGTCACTTCTTATTCCCCGGGGTTCGCGGAACCCCGGTTTTCTCCAAGGGTTCTTGAATATGATTTTGGATCTGAAATCGAAACTGCGGGTGTCTCGGGCGATTTCGCCCCAGTCGTCATCCGATAACACGGCCTTGGTTAGCCAGATTGCAACCGTCGATTGTGCGGACGGAATTATGCTGGCGATTCTCACCGGAAGCCTGGGCGATGCCGGGGCGGAATGGACTGTTTTATTGGAGCATGCGAGCGCATCCGACATGAGCGGCGCGGAAGCCGTTCCGGACGAATATCTGGTCGGGACGGAAGCCGGAGCGTCATTTATTCAGTCGGATGACAACGTTGTCAAAACGCTCGGTTACATCGGACCGAAACCCTACATCCGGGCAACGATCACGCCCACGAACAACGCGACGGCCGCGTTGGTGTCGGCGGTCTGGATTAAGGGATTGGGCCGCAAGGGCTGCAACACGTCGCAAGACTCGTAAGCGTCTTGTGATGTAGCGGCGGGGTGTAGTGATCGGGCGTAATCGGGTGTAGCAGGTAACAGGGGCGTTGAAATGAGTGGTTATTCGCTGAATCTGGTGACGGGGCCAACCGATGAACCGGTCACGCTGCCTCAATGCAAAATGGCCACTCGAATTGATTCCACTTCCGAGGACGATTACCTGGGGGAACTGATCAAGGCAGCCCGGGAGCAAGTTGAGATTGATACGGATCTCCGCTTGCTGCCGCAAACGTGGCGGCTGACTTTGGATCAGTTTCCAGCCTCTTGCGATGATGACGGAATCGCAATTTGGATGAAGCCCGTCACCGGAGTTGTGATCAAGTACGACGATGTGAACGGAACAGAGCAGACGCTGGACGCGTCCCGCTACTATCTCCGTTCAGACTGCTGCCCCGCAAAAGTGTATCTCAAGCCGGGACAGGCCTGGCCCGCAACAGTCCTGCAACATGGGTCCGTGCGGGTCACGGTTTCGGCGGGTTTCGCCAATGCGGCCGCAGTGCCTCAGCGAGCCAAACACGCGATTTATTTGCTATTTGGACACTGGGCCGAACATCGGGGACTGTCTACGACAAAGAACTACACCGATATCAGTTTCGCTTATCAGTCACTGACGATCGGTCTACGTCCTGGAATGGTGTAATGACGGTATTAATCGAAGCCGGTGAGCTGGATCAGGAAGTCATCGTACAACACGACGTGGGAACCGAGCGGAATGCGACCGGTCAACACGTTGAAGAGTGGGAAGACTTTTTCGTCGGCAAGGCGGCGCGATGGGCCGCAGTTCGCCAGTTGCGCGGCTGGGAAGCCGATCGGGCTGACCAGATGCAGGTCTACGCAACTCACATGATTGTGATGCGTTATTTCGACGGAGCAACCCCCGTCAAAATGCGGGCCATGCATCGGGGCAAACTGTATTACTTCGGGGCCGTGAACGACGTGGAAAACAAACGCGTCAGACTCGAAATCATGGCTGCCGAGCGAACCGCTTAGGAGTCGTTCAAACATTTCGGAGAAATACTTTGAACGGTCTGGAACGAGAGGGTTTCGCGACCGTTATCGGCCGGCTGAGTGGGCTGGGAAAGTCGGCCGTTCGTGTGTTGCGTTCGGGTGTTCGCAAGGGGCAGAACGTCCTGGATACGTCGATTGCTTCTCAGGCCTTGAAGTACGACGGGCGGCGTGTGGTGAATGGACACGTGATCAACCCCGGGGGGCTGGGGAATTCGATCGGTTCGACGCTGGGGCGGACTCGTTCCGACGGTTCGTTCGACGCGAAAACAGGCCTTGCGGTTGGGAAAACGTCTGTCCCGCTGGATGAACAAGTGACCAAAGGAAAAAAGGCTGTCAGTTATGG